GATTTTACATATTTAAATATCGTGGAAGACAACGAAAACGCAAATACTAATGAGCGTCAAAGTTATTTCGTTAATACAACGCTTCCAGACAATTCCATTTTTTATATTAAATACCCTATTACTCGTGGTAGTTTTAGTGATAGTAATAATGAAGTCGTATTATCCGCCCAAGCGGTATTCGCTGGAACAGCGCCGTCAATCCAAGTGACTTACTTATATCTTGTAAAAATCGGTTAGACAATCCAATCACACGCCAAAATATCTGGTGGTTTCCCAGTTTCTTCCACTTTATCATCTACTTTCTGGATAAAATCGTCCAATTCGTATCCCACTCTCATCGCTAAAATACGAGCAAGACACCAGCGCCCACAAGTATTAATCCCATCTTCGCCAGATTGTAAGCGCCGTTTATTATAATAAACTTTCTGGTCTGGTCGCTTGGTATTAACCAACAATTTCGTCAATACATCGCCGTCTTGTCCCAACAATCTTCTCATCATTTTAGGAATATAACGAAACTCGCCATCTGGTTTTACGCCGTAACTATCAAACCATTCCAGAATATCTTTGTATTTCAAAATACAACACCAGTGACCGACATTTGGTTTGCTTTCGGTCAAAATAATTCGGTAATCGGTTTTATCTGGAAGCAACTCATTAATCGTCTTGTAATTTTTCAAATCACTATATTTCACGATTTTATCTCTTGCGTCAGCGCCCAACCAACGAGTAATATCCGTATCGTCAATCATCTTTTCCAAGAGTGTTTTATAATGAAGCATTTGCCTTTCTTTTGCGATTTTAGACATTATATACACTAAACCAATATTATATTTTGAGTGAAATACTTATTCTCTCAAAATATTTAGCAAAACATTTCGTTAGATTTCTTTTAGATTTTTTCTCGCCCTATTATAAGAAGAATGGTTCATTATCCTAATTCATACAAGTTTGGAAAGATAGAAGAAGCGCTGATATTGCCGATTATTAGCAAACATTTTGGTCGTGAAATTAAGGCGTATGAGGAGCGCTACGCTAAACACGATTTTTATTGCGAGGAATACAATTACGAGGTGAAGAGCAGAACCAATACACTTGGTAAATACTCAACCACGATGATTACAGAAGATAAAGTTGCTGGGGATAAGAAATTGATGTTTATCTTTAATTTCGTGGATTGTTTAGCGGTAATTGAATACGATGAGGAACGCTTTGCGAAATACGAGCGCCAAATGTTTTCCAGAGCGCAAATTGCGACAGACGAGAAAGTTCATATATTTATCCCAATTAAAGATTTAGAAATAATAAAACGGAAAAATTAAAATGTTGGACTAATATATAAAATGTCGTATATTAGCGTAAACGGACAAGGTTCGGCAATTTCAAATACCGATTTAGCAAATAGAACTGATGGCGAAACTTTACCAGTTGGCGCAGTCGTTTCTGGAACAACTTATACAGCGCTGGAATGGACGCTGAATAACACTAATTTAACAAATGGTAAAGGATTATATTGTTTTAATGTAAAAATTAGTATTGATGGTGACGCCACAACAGCATTCCAAGAAGTAATTGTTAATTATAAAGTAAATACGACTTTGGTTTATTCAACCGAACTTTTAGTGGGAGCAACTTTACCAGACGCACTCGCCCACAACTTTCTCGTTCCATTTATTTACGCCCACGATGTAGCAATCACAGATGTAATTGAAATTGAAATAACACCTACTTTTGCTGGGACAGCACCAGTAATTACAGCAAATACCAATATTTACAGAATTGTTTAAAATAAATAAAAATGTAGCGCTATTATATAAAATGTCGTATGCTTCTGTATTACAACAAACTTCAAATGGAAGTCTTGGCGCATTTAAAACGACTGGCGCATTTGCCCCAGTTGCTCTGGTGAATGGTGTTTCAACTACCGCTTCAAATAGGATTGCTTTGGAATTAGGTTTTTGGTTGCTTCAAGTAAGAGTATCCTTTAAGACAGACGCCGATAATACAACGGAAATAACTGATGTTTTGGTGACACTTCTAAACGAAGTCGGTAATTTAAACCAAAACACTATAATTTGGAACGGAAGCACCGCTGGGGCGTATTTGGAACAAACTCAAATATATAATTATATGGGGTATGCCGACGCAACCGCAGAAGGTCTAAATGAGTTCTTGGCGCAAATAACTTGGACTGGCGCTGGGACACCACCTACCGCTTCAATAATTTTGAACGCTTGGAAACTTATTTAAATCTTTTCTCTTTATAAAGTGGAAGGAGTGGAAGCAATTTTATACTTTCTATAAGAAAAAGTCAATCACGACATCTCTCTTCCAAACCCTTTAATATTAAAAAATGCTTCCATTCCTTCCATTTTTTAATATCAATCTATCTTATAAAATGGATTATTTAGAGATAAAATCTACGGAATTAATTGGGAAAGGCAAAGGTCAAATACAATCGTGGAATTGGAACGGACAAGCATATCCCAATAGTGTTGGAATACTTATACAAGCAACGAAACCAGATGGATACAAATCGTCGCAATCATCTTCGGTTAGATTTCTTCCAACAGAAATCCAGAATGCCGAAAAAGCATCAAAAAACGAGAAAACGCAAGAAATCTAACAGAAATCTACACCAAATTAGATATGTGTTGGTAAAAATTAATTAATTATTACGAGCAGAAATCAATAGCACATATAGATTTCTGTATATAGGGCATTAGATTTCTTGTAGCGCTGTTTAGATTTCTTCTTTAAGTTGTTTTCCTTATATATATAAGTATTCCAATCGCCTATTTTATTTGATTTAGTAATTCATTTAGATTTTTTTTATCCACTTATAGTATAAAATGAGTTTTACATTCCAAGACACCGCCGATAATGTGTATTACGATGTGACTATTACTAATTTAGAAACAATCAACCGCAACCCTCCGTCATTATACTTTAACGAAACTCGTAATACTCCTTTCGTGTATGACCCAGAGAGTTATTATTTAAGCATCATCCGTTTCACATTAGACACGCCCACTTTACCAGTATTCATTCCAATAATACAACCAAACCAAAGCAATCGTAATTTAACGATTTATTCAGTCACTCTCTCTTGGACTGACCCTATTTCTGGTGTCACCTTTGACGAACAGACATTCGTCCAGTTCATTCCTCAAATAGAGAATGCCGTTGTTCCAGCGCCTCCAAGTCAAACCACAGATGGTCTTCAAAATAACCAAACTGGTTATTACGAGATATTGAATTACCAATATTGGATACAATTAATCAACAATACATTTACGACTTGTTTTAACGATTTGAATACCCAAGTCACTACCGCTGGTTTAACTCTTCCATCTACTCACGCTCCTACGATGTCGTGGGACATCCCAACGAATAGCGCTGTATTAACCGCAGAACAAATTGGGTATGATAATTCACTCGCAGACCCAATTGAGATTTATATGAACCCAGCGATGTATCAAATATTTAGCAGTTTCCCAGTTTTAATTAAGGGGTCAGTAGGCATTACAAATGGTAAGAATATTCAATTAATAATGGATGGATTTGGTGGCGCAAATGTAGTAGTTTTTCCTCCCACAGCACCATCAATTTCGCAGTATGACGCTCTACAAATCGTTCAAGAATATTCTACTATTGCTCTCTGGACGCCTATTACCTCAATTGTTTTTACTTCAAATACTTTACCAGTCGTTCCAGCAAATATCAGTTCTCCACTTTTATTTATTAACGGCGAAGTTTATAACAACGGCGGAAATAATTCTAATATTAGTCAAGTAGTCACCGACTTCGTAAGCGATAGTGGTATTTATAAACCGAATATTGTTTATACCCCCAGCGCTCAATACCGATTAATTAATTTAGTAGGAAATACCCCAATCTATAATTTAGACTTAAATGTTTATTGGAAATCCAGAACTGGGGTTCTCCAACCTTTCAAATTATCTTCTGGTTCTACCGCCACCATCAAACTTTTATTTACCAGAAAGGGAACTGGTGGAAGTTCATCCGCTTAAAAGTATTTAAGAGAAACCGAACATTTAGAGAATTGTTTTCTTTTAGCGCCGAATAATATTTTAATCCAAAAAATTAAAATGTTAGGGTAATATATAAAATGAGTGATTTCCGCTGTGTATTAATTGAAGACGCTCGTATCGCCGATATTACTTCTACCGAAGGTTTTGGGGTGATTTCTGGCGCATCCCAATCCACATTTCAGCAATTCCAAGCAGTTTCGTCAAGTAATTCCTCACTTGTATTCAATATCCAAATCCCAAGTGAAAATATCGTGATTGACCGCCATTTACTCCTTTCAAGTGAATTGTCTTTTGAAATCAGCGCTGGTGGCGCTACTTATCCAGTCCCAGTCGGCGCAAAAGTTTTCCAGTATGGTTTAACAGATAGTCTTCAAGCATTTCCTTTGAACTCTCTCTTTACCACCACCCAAGCGACAATAAATAATGTTTCTGTTTCCACCAATTTACAAGATGTATTGCCGATGTTGATGAGAATGAACTCTACCGAAGCATTAAGCAGATATAACACGATGACCCCCTCATACCCAGATTGCGCTTGGGGTGAATATTCTTACGGCGTTGGTTCAAACTCAAATCCTCTTGCCTCATTTAACAATCAATCTTACGACACCGATTTTTGCCCTCGTGGTGGATACAAATTAGAGTTCCTTCAAATTGATAGATATGTTGGTGGTGTGTTTGCCGACAACTCTCCTATTTCTACTGACCCATTAACGAATACTTGGAAAATCTTTATCAAGGTTCAATTGACCGAACCCTTCCTTGCTCTTTCACCTTTTATCAATATGACCCCTAATTGTTGCGCTGGTTTAGTCGGTGTGAATAATATGAGTATGGTGCTAAATGTGGATAGTTCTTGTAAGAGATTGTTCTCCACCGCAAATAACGCAGTCAATATCGGTGGAAACGGATTGACTGGATATATTAGCGGTATAGCGCTGGGTTGGGCGGATGCCCCCAACGGCGGTGCTTCCCAAGCAGTCGGTTTCGCCAATACCAGATTGCTCTTTAACTTCTTGTCGCTTCAACCAGAACAATACGCCAAGATTTCAACCAAGAATGTTGTCCCTTATTTGGATTACCCCAGATATTTAACCACATTTTCCAGCGGAACTACTATTGCCTCTGGTGCTACTCAAACACTTACATCTCAATCACTCCAACTCAATCAAGTCCCAGATTTGATTTTGATTTGCGCTCGTGTGCCGATGAGTTCTCAAAACCAGAACTACACCAGTTCCTTTTTAGCAATTAACGGAATTAGCGTCAATTTCAACAACGCTTCTGGTCTTCTTTCTACCGCAACCCAGCAAGACCTTTACAACATTTCATACGCCAACGGAAGTTCCCAGACATTTCACGAGTTTAGGGGATTTGCTGATGTTAATAACAACAATACTGGTGGGGTCACCCAAGTTCCTACTACTGGTGGTCTTTTGGTATTGTCCCCAGTTTATAATTTCAGTCTTCCTTCTTATTTGTCCGCTTCTTCGCTCGGTCAATACCAGTTCCAATTCAATTTGTCGGTTACTAACCAGTATGATTTCGCTATATCGCAACCAGAAATCTGTATTATTACGATGAATAGTGGTATTTTCGCAACCCAGCAAGGAACTTCTCAAATCTTTACTGGTATTCTCACCAAAGAACAAGTGCTACGAACAAAGGAACAAAATCCTCAATCCGCTCTTTCATCTACCGAATACCAGCGCCTCGTTGGGGGTCAAATGGGAAATCTTGGAATGGGTAATGTAATGGATATGGTGAAAAAGTTTAGTGGAATGCTTCCCTCGCAGATTAAGGATGTGATGAAGCAGTTCGGTATTGGTGGCGCTCACTCTGGCGGTGCGATGAGCGCTGGTGCTTCCTCTGGTGGGGCGATGAGTGGTGGGGCAATCAGTATGGGTGGAAAATCTAAATCCAAACTCGCCAAACACCTCGCTTAAAATAGATTTATAGATTTCTCGGTAAAATCCCAATAGATTTACATCTAAAACTGAATTAAGAAGTATTTAGAATTAATTATATTATTCAAAAAAATAATATAAGTAATGTATATATAAATGAGTGGAATAGAACCAGTTCAAGAATACAACGAGTATATTAAGCGCCAACTTTTAGACGCAATTCAGCGTGGGGTTGTTGGTGGATTGCCTCAACCTACGATGTTCGGTGGAAAACGAATGAGAAACTTTGTTTTGCCTTCATCTACCGAGTATGATTATCCCAGTTCGCTTTCAGTCGGTCATTTAGGCGCATCTCAACCAGATATGTTGGGTGGGTCATTTTGGGAAGACTTCGGTAAAGGTTTCAAACAAGGCGTTTCTGGTGTCGCCCAAGTTGCTACGCCAATCGTAAAAGAAGTAGGAACGGAAATGGCGAAAGACGCATTACGCTCTTATATGAAAGGTCAAGGTCGCCGAAGAAAGAAGGGTGGATTTTTAATTGGTCGTGATGGAATGGTTAGACCACAAGCAGAAGGCGGATATATTGGAATGACTGGAAACCAGTATAACGAAAGTGGATTTGGTTCGGCAAATACGCAATTGGATAATCATCCCCATTTTTATTCTGGTGGAATGAGATGTGGTGCTGGTGTGCCGATGTCTGGCGCTGGTGTGTTTGATACTTTCAAATCTGGGTTTTCTTCACTTGGAAATGCTATTGCTCCAATCGCCAAAGAAGTATTTCACGATGTCGTTGTTCCAGAAGGTAAAGAATATTTGAAACAACAAATCAAAGAACGCCGTGAAAAAGGTGGGTCTAAATCCAGCGCTATAATTGCGAAAATGATTGGGAAGCAACGCAAAGGATTTAATATTGATAGAGTAAGCAGACCATCTGGAAACGCCATCAATTACGCCCAGAAGGCATTCGGTCAAAAATACAAGGGTAGGAAACCGAGTGATATGTGGAATACTTATAAGGGTGAAATTAGACCCCAAGAAGCGCCAAAGAAGCGTGGTCGCAAACCCAAAACACCAGTCGCCCAAGTCGCAACTCAACCAGAACCAGAAAGCGAGAGTGATGAAGAAAGCGTTCAAAATGAAGTAATCGCACCCAGCGCTGTTGTTCCTATTAATCCAGCAAGGGGAATAGGTCGCAAACCTCGTGGTCGTCCTCCTAAAAAGGGCGCAAAAGGAACGGCAGATATTCGCAGTTTCTTTGGTCGTGGTCGTGATGATGTTTTGACTGGTGGTGATGTTCTCGGCGACTTGGGTAAAGTCGGTCAAGCAATTCTCCCATTTGCTCCTCTGTTAATGGCGATGGGTCGTGGCGACCAAATGCCTCCTCATCCTATTAAAGGCGGAAACTGGGCGGATGATTTGGGAAAAGTATCCCAAGCAATCGCTCCATTTGCTCCTCTTCTTTTAGGATTGGGTCGTGGAAAAATGCCTTCAAAAACCGCCATTAACCGAATTATTAAATGTGGCGGTAATTGGGCGGATGATTTGGGAAAAGTATCCCAAGCAATCGCTCCATTTGCTCCTCTATTAATGGGTTTAGGTCGTGGCGGTTCATTTATAGACGATTTGGGTAAAGTAAGTAGCGCTATTGCTCCCTTCGCACCCTTGCTGATGGCGATGGGTCGTGGTGGTTCTTTATCTGGAAAAGCAGTAAGACGCTCACCGATGGTTGGCGCAGAAGGACACGGAATACTTCCATTTCAACCAGTCAGCGCCAAACCAAAAGGCGCTGGAAGAAAAAAAGGCGGTGTAATGATAATGGATAATCCCAGTCAATTTCACATCAATACTGGTTTGATGCCCCCAGCATTAGCGTCTTACAATCCACCAGTTCCTTCTGTATCTGGAAAAGGTCGCAAACAATTACCTCAATCTGGTAAAAAGCGTGAAAGCGCTCGTGGCGCAATCGTCGCAGAAGTAATGAAGAAGCACGGATTAAATCTCCCACAAGCAAGTAAATATGTGAAAGAACACGGATTATATTAATTTAGTGGTGTTTCGCAAATAGAAATATAATACAAAATAAAAATATATTTGTATTATATAAATGCCGTTATTACCGAGAAAGAATAATTTGGATTACCAACCAGACAATATCATTCAAGCGTCAAAGCAATTGACGACGATTGCTCTGGAAAATATGAAAAATCCACTCACCGACCCAGACCAACCAGCGCTGTCGGCACTCTCTTCACAGAAATCTTTGAGTGGTAGTATGGATGAGTTTAGCAAATTGCTATTACAATTACAGACATCATTCATTAGAGCAAAACAAGAAGGCGCAAGATTAGTTTTACAAAGAGAAAAGCGTTTAGACCGAGAAGAGTTATACCAAACGCAAGAACAAATGGCGATGATGCGAGAATATTTGGAAAGACTTGGTGAAGAAGTTGGAAGGATGCGTGGCGAAGGCAGACCAAAAGGAAGTAAAAATAAACCCAAACCCAAACCTCAATCCCAACCCCAACGACCATCTACTCTTTTACAAATTGAAGACGCACCTCCCCAACAACCAAATATCCGCACATTTTTCACATCATCTCAACCAGTAAGACGAGTAAGCGCTGAACCAGTTGGAAGATATGGGGTATTACCAGTTGCGGATTATTCAAATAGAATGATTTCGCAAGGCGCAGTCGCAGATGCCGAGATTGCTGACCCAGACAGCGAAAATACTGAAAGTTCCCAACCCTCTTATAGTAGAGATGATGATGATAGTTCGGCAAGTTCGGCAAGGTCATCTATTCCAAGTTGGTATAATCCAAATGACGATAGTAGTTCTTCCAGTTCAAGTTCAAGGTCATCAAACAGATATAGATATGGGGGCGATGGTGGGGATGGATGGGATGATGGTGATGGGGATGATACTAACTCATCACATTACGGAACTCTTTACCCAGAGAGCGAGTTTTTTGAAGACAAAAATTATATACAAGAAGACCCTCAAAAACTTCTCACCTCAATTTTACTGGATATTACGAAACAAATCCGTTATTTAGATTTACTCTTGGTTTCAAAAATCAAACCAGCAGTTCAACAATTAAATCCTCAACAATTATCCACTTTATCCCAAGCATACGCAACACTAACCGATATTTGGAATACTTTCCAAAGTCTAACGATTGGAAGAACTACACTTAAAATAGTGGATTATATGGAAGATAGTATTCAATTCGGCAAACAAATCATCAAGATATTAACAGAAGAATTAAACAAATTGAAAATAGATTTGTTAATCGTCGTTAATTCGTATAAACAAAATGAAGCAATTCAACCACCCAATTTCACCCCCAATACATTCTGGGATAATAGCGCTGTTAGAGAAATGGTAGGCGGTGGTCGCACTTTTACTGGTCGCAACCATTCTGGTCGTGATATTCCTACGATTTGGCGTGGCGCTCAACGAGAATGCGCTTATAAATATATGCTCTAATTACATTCGGTTCTGTTTCTTCAATATAACATTCTGGTAAAATCTTGCTCTTTTTAATGTTTTCAAATGATAATCGTGAGGATTTCTCAATATCATTTCGGCAAATGCTTCCAAATCTGGTAAAGGTGAATGTGGGTGGGTTTGATTGTAGCGCTTAAATTGCGCCGTAAATGAACCCCATTTCAAATCTTCCCAGTCTGGATAATTTTCTTTCTTTTTAAATCCAGCACCTTCTCCAATATAATCATCCCCAAGTTTATTTAAAATCTCGTAGGAATGATTACCCAAAACATCAAACGATTTCTCGGTTGGAATAGTAATGGAATGCTTTTTTGTATAACTTGGATAAAGTAGGCGACTGACGCTGGAAACTGGGGCGTATAAACTGGAAACGACATCTCGGTTTGACCGCACATTATATTCATTTTTTAGCGGAACTTCACCCTTATATGCTGGATTAACATTTATAATTTCTTTTGTATTTGCGCCCAATTTTCTTGAAAGCACCGAACCTTGTGAATGCCCCAGAGTAGAGATATTTTTCGCACCATATTTGCTCTCCGCTTTGTCTTGGACTGACTTGCCTTGTTTATATCGGTCTGTATTTTCGTATTGACCCAAAGCGTATGCTAAATTATTACTCCAATCTTTAAGAGTAGCATCTGTTCCACGATGCGCCACGACAGCGCTTCCATCTGGTTTATAATATACTTTTGCGTATTCATTAGACAGACCATTATCCAAGACCCAATCGCCGATATTTTGCGCTGGTTCGGTCTGGTAAGACGCATCTAATAAGTTTTTCACTTCACTTGCTCTCAATTTGCCTCCCTTTTTCTTAAATGGTGGTAAATTACTCATTCCTTTAATATGTTGCTTTATTTTAATTTGTGATTTCAATTGTTTTGGGTCAATTTCGGTGGCGGTTAATGGTGTGGATTTATTAATCCGTTTTGTCGGTCTATATACTGGGTATTCTTCTGGTCTACTCAACGAAGTCCAATCTTCTTTGAACCATCTGGCGAGATTTTTCGGTTTCCCATCATCGGCGTATTTACCGCCACGCTCTTTGTATGTTTTCACTATCCATCCGCTCTTGTAAGCGCTGGGTTTTTTATATTTTTCATCTGCTTCCATTTTTACTTGGTTGTATAACCGCTGGTCTAAAATTGTCGGCATTTTATTATATACTGATATATTAAAATGGTAGAAATCATTTACGACAGCGCTGGAAATCTATTTAAAATAGAATGGTTTTACGATTTAGGATACAATCAAGTAATTACATCATTCACCCCAATTTAAAAATATTTGTATTATATAAATGGATAAGGATTTTATCAAAAAGTATTTGAGATTTAACGGCGCAATTATTAATGATAAATCGTTTAATGCGAATACCAAAATGAAGCAACCAAAATTACCACACCCTATACGCCAAGAAGTCGGTGTTGGTGAAGATATTCATCCCCAATTCAAACCATCGTGGGAAGAAGTCAAAAAGGAAGTTAGAGAACCAGAATTAGAAACGCTCAAAGGTAAAGCGCTACTTAAAAAAGTGTATCAAGGTGGCGCAAAAGTCAGCGCTTCCCAGATTTTAGACAAATTGGAAACACATTTAGAAGGGCATTTGAAGCGTGGGGATGATGTAAAAGACGAATTGAAGGCGGTTGAGAATATGGAAGGCGGTGGTAGGGAAATAACCGCAAACAAAATCCCCAAGACTGATGAAATCTGGAAATGGTCTAATCCCAAATTGGCGCAAAAGAACGCCACCAAATATTATAAACAAGATTTATATCGCTCTAACCGAAAAGACAAAAAATATATGATTAAAGACCCAGACGGCAAATGGGTTCATTTCGGTCAATTGAAATACGAAGATTTCACGAAACACGGCGACCAAGAACGCCGTGAGAATTATCTCAAAAGGGCATCCAATATCAAGGGCAATTGGAAATCTAATCCTTATTCTCCAAATGCTCTGGCGATGAGAATACTTTGGTAAGTAGCGCTGTATATTTTTAAAAAATAAAAAAATTGAATTACTTTTTTATTTTTTTTTATTTTTTTTATTTTTTTTATTTTTTTATTTTTTTTATTTTTTTTATTTACTTTTTAATTTGTCTGGTTGAGTTGGAATAATCTACTTCTTTCCTTGCGATATTCTTCTTGTCGTAAGAAACCGAATGCGTGTAGATAATTTACTGCTTCTGGATTTACACCCCATATTTTATTTTTTTCAATTTTGCGTTTTGGTGTGGTGTCGTAATCCATTACTACCCAAATCTGTTCCTTTGTTTTTGGGTTTCCAAATTGTTCGGTTCTTTTACACATTTCGGCATTCCAATCGGTTATAATACGCTTCTCGTATAATCTTGGATGGAAATATTTCAAGACCATTTCTTTATTTTCATCACCAATATCAATATAATATACATTCTGGTATTCCTTCACCTTTGATTTGCCGTTTGGATGTTGAACCTCCTCATCCTTAATCCATTCGCCATCAATCAGTTTCGGTGTTGGATAGGTTGAGATGGGGATTGGTTCTGGGATTGGTTCTACGATTGGTTCTGGTGCGGATTTGATTTTGATGAAATCTTGGATTGTCTTGTATTCCGTCTTGCTTCTATCCACCTCAAACTTATCTGGATAATTCTTCATCAAAAAATACCCTCTGTAAGAAATCGGTGCTTCACCTTCCTTCTCACACTTGGTTAGAAACCGATTATAAATGGTGAAATGTGCCTTGTAAGTCTTCTTGGTGGTTTTAGTGGTATAATCACCGATAATTGAGTATTCGCCCAATTCCTTACTATCACACTCCCAGAAGCATCCATTTTCTAATGCGTATGGTAAGACCTCGTCAAATGCCGTTGGTTCGTATTTGACTATTCTACCCATTAGCGTAAAATATTGGTCGTGCTTGGCGTTCTTGGTGCTTGTTAATTGATTATTCAAATAACTTGCGTCTGCTTGGGCGTTGTTCCTCTGTTGAGTATTAGTCGCCAGAAGGTTCATCGCTCCACCCATTACAATTTGGGTATTAGTGAGTGCCTTCTCGGTATTAGCGAGTTCCTCTTCCTTCTTGGCGAGTTTCTCGGTTGCGTATGCGTATCCAGATTTCTTGGTTGGTTTGATTGTCGTCATCCTACTTATACAATATAGTAGTAGGTTGTCTTTAAGTCCTTTTAAACAATATATTATATTATTGTAATAAGTATATTTAAATATATAAGTAGTCCAAAAAAATTGGGAATATATATAGCGCTGTATAAGTTAGACAGCGCTGAAAAAGTGGAAGCATTTTTGCCGAAACCATTTGCTTCCACCTTGCTTCCACTTTTGCTTCCACTCTAAATCATTACCATCTCTGGTCTTGTTTTTTATTTTATTAGAAAAAGTATGGTAAGGGTGGAAAGAGTGGAAGCATTTTTTCAATTCCTATATACAAAAGTAAAAAAATAAAAAATACTTCTATTCCCCAAGAATGTAAAAAAATGCTTCCACTCTTCCCACTCTGGTAAGGCAATAAAATATTATTAAATATTTGACTGCGTAGATGGTAAGGATTTAGAGTGGAGGCATTTTGCCGAAAAAGTGGAAGCAAGGTGGAGGGAATAAAATGCTTCCACTTTTGCTTCCACCTTTATATATACTTATTACAATATATATTATAAACCACTTAAAGACATCCTATTAGTATATTGTATAAGTAGAACCAGAATGAATTGCCTATTCCACACCGCAAACAAAACCGCCTTTATTCAAGTATCACGAAAGGGAAACCTTATACTTTGTATGAGATTATCGCCAACCAATAAATATCCAGACAGAATTGCCGTCAAATGTGAAGATATTATAAATGGAACTCATTTCACCGAATACCAGACTGGGGATGATGTGGATGATTTATTTTACTATTTACAAGTAGAAGCAAGGAAAGAACTTTAAAATTACATCTAAAAATATTCCAAAATTAGAAAAAAATTAAATTAAAAAAATTAATTTTTTTTACTTATATTGTAGCGCTACATTAATAATTGCCGTCCAATTGCCGAAATGTGTCGCTCGGTGTTCTGGTGAATACAATCCAAAAATATCGCCCACGCCATTTCTTCACGGCACACACTAATATATTTGAAATAAACCATCCCTTTTCTCTTAACGCCTTTAATCTTACTGGTGTAAGCGTGGAAAAACATTTATCATTAGAAAGGAAAGCAATTCCAGTCGTCGCAATATTGGAATAGTAATCCAACAAGGGATAAAATGAATTAACATTCTTTCCCTTTTCGTCAGTAATACGATAGGGGCAATTGGTAATTACCCAGTCTATTTTTTGGAAGCGGTAATTCGTGTCTTTGTAATCACGACCTTCTTCTATTTCAGCGTAGTCCTTATTACAATTTGTAGGGAATTGGTCGTAAAATGCGCCTTCGCCTTTGAAAGGTTCAAGCAAGTTAAGGTCAGCACCAAGATTAAGGGAAGCAATCAAATCTTTCGCTAAAAGGGTCGGTGTCTGTTCTAAATAATAGAAATCGTTTTTTACCATTTATATTATTCGTTTAGATTTTATTTAGATTTATTAAAGCGCTATTCTTTGACTATTACTTTCTACTCGTTCCATATCTCGGTCTTCTTGTTCTACTTCTCGGTGTATAGACATCAATCCAAAACAACAATTAACTCGGTCGCATTTTGATTTAAAAGCGTAGCGCAACATTACGCCTAAAAATCCAGTCCCAATTCCAAGTATAATTATTAATGTTTGGTCGTTCATTATATATTAGACCAGACAAAAATGATATACGGCAAGACCAGAACCGATGCCTAAAATATATACAGCGCTCATTACAATACAAAGCGCCTTTGAAACAATTAGTTTTTGATTTTCCGTTGCGCTTAACAGCGCTGTTTCGTCTTGTTCGCTTTTCATCATTAATATATATTGAGATTTAATCAGTCGCTTCGCTTTAAAAATCACTATCCATTTCAAAAATATCGCCATTCTGTTCTTTATTCGCCAAAGCATATTCGCTCACACGAACCTCAAAGAAATTAGATTTCCGTTCAATAGAGATGCTTTCCATATAATTAAAAGGGCAACTCACACCCCATATTTTATCATACCCTAATTGAAGGCATACTCGGTCAGCGACAAATTGGATATATTGGGTCATTAGAACCGAGTTCATACCGATTAACCGACACGGAAGCGCTTCGCAAATGAACTCGGTTTCTATCGCAACACTTTCCTTGATAATATCGTGGATTTGAGATTGTTTTAATTTATTTTTTAATTTACGATACAGCGCTATACCAAACTCGGTGTGAAGTGCTTCATCTCTACTGATTAATTCATTAGAGAAGCAAAGTCCTTGTAATAAGTTTTTGGTTCTAAACCAGTAAATAGCGCAAAACGCACCGCTAAAATGAATACCCTCTACACAGATGAAGGCAACCAATCGCTCGGCGAAACTACTTGAAGACGAGATGTGTTTTTTAACCCAATCCGCCTTCTTTTTCACACACGGATAAGTATTTATCGCATTAAATAATTTCGCTTGTTCGCCCTTGTCCTTGATATAAGTATCAATTAAATTGGCGTATACTTCTTGATGGATGCCCTCAATCGCCATTTGAAATCCGTAGAATAATCTTGCTTCGCTATTTTGAACCTCGTTGAAAAATCTCACGGCAAGATTTTCATTAATTAGACCATCCATACACGCAAAAAACGCCAAAATAAGTGAAATGAAATGCTTTTCATCTTTCGTCATCCTATTCCAATCCACCAAATCCTTTGATAAATCCACTTCTTCGGCAGTCCAGAAACAAGCAACAGCATTTTTATACATTTGATATAGGTCTTGGTATTTGACTGGTAAAACGACAAATCTGGTGTCGTCTGGGATTAATAAAGGTTCTTCCATTTGATATAGAGAGTGATAATATTCCTAAATCAAATACGATGGCGCAACCATACTTACCCAAATCGCATTACACCATACTCCATCCGTAAGTAGTAGCGCTTGTAGTTTGTATAGCAGTAAATATTTGAGAATGTCCTTGCGCTAATGACCTTGAAACAGAAGACGGCGCACCAGTAGAAGAATAAATTAATTGAGTTCCGCCAGTTGTAGTGACCCCCAAAGCATTAGCATTCACATTTGTTATTGTAAATTGCGTCCCTACATTTGTAGCAGTAGCGTTAGGTAAAATACATCCAAAAGGGGCAACACTAATATTAAAAGTATGAACGGCATTACTCGTATTAGATAAAGACGCTTGGGCGGTATGATAAGTTGTTGGATATTTTATATTATTAAGATTTATATGAACCCCAGTCCCAGTCGTTCCCATTTGTATTCCAGTTATTAAGTATCTAAAAACATTATTTCCGTTAATTTGAAATTGGTAGAATGATGGTTTACTTCCGCTTGTATTGTAGTCAAACTCGGTGCTTCTAACTCGTGTTCTTGAAGTATTACTTCCAGAAGCAGTATGGTCGTAAATCTCCATCTCATTTGGAATAATTCTACAAAAACTATCTGTTCCAGCAGAAGCAATAGAAGTGTAAATATATAGATTGGTATTATCAATCTGGACGAGTTCCGCCAAATCAGCGATAGGGTCGGCGTTTGCTATTTCAATAGTCGCTCCGTTAAGTCCAGTGCTGGTAGTTTGTGGTGGCGTTAATCCTTGTCTATTAATCGTCATACCATTTGTCGCATTTACTATTACCGCCCCAGTAGAAGGGTCACTCGCAGTCAAAGTAATATTACCAACACCAGAACCATTACCGCTTTCCAGAGTTATTCCATTCCTACCATATATACCAATAGTATCAGCAGTATAATCAAGAACTAAATTACTATTATTACCCACCCCACCAGTTAAAGTTATACTGGGATTTACATTATCAACAGCAATATAAACCGCATTTGTAACAGCATTAGGGTCGCCAATATTTACAACACCATTCGGCGTATCCAAAATAGTATTACCGACGGATGATGTAATATTACAATCGCCGTCGGCAATAATATTGATTAAATTACCAGAGGTTAAATCAATATCGCTGTTAGTTGTAGTTAAATAAATACTATCTACACCAGTCAAGTTCAAATCGGCAAGGGAATTAACACTTGAAACTTGGTTAATATTTTGCGTATTCATATCTATATCCGTCGCCCCAGCGCTATTGCCGTTAAGTAAAACATCCGCCAAATTAGAACTGGTTGGGACACCACCGCCATTTATTTTACTTTCTAATGCCGACAAGCGAATATTAAGATTGTAATTGCTTGAATAACTCATTTATATAATGGGTATATATTATAATTCCAGAATAATAATATATTTGATTTTAGATTTTAATCCAAAGAAACCAGATATGCTTCTTTTTCGCTGATTACCACTTGCGGATAAGTTTTCAAAACGGAAACCCATCTGGATTTCAATCCCTTTATTTTTTTGATTTGCGCCTTATCTAATCCTAAATACCCCTCCAACAGATATTTCAAAGACCTTCCACCGAGAGAGTGGGGAAAGAATGTGATGGTATGCGCCTCATTTAAGATGCGTTTTGTATCATTACCAGCACACGGCAAATGCGAAGTATAGATACAATAAGTATTCGTGTGGCGACCAGTTTCCAGAATAGAATTGAGAATACCATTTACTTTCAGTTTCATCTTTTTATCGGTCAAACAATCAGTATCATCAAAAATCACCATACTATCCTTGAAGTCAGCGCTGGTTATTTCATCTTCTAATAATTCTGGGGTTAATTTGATGCGTTGAAGACCCTTGATTTCATCAATAGAACTATCCTCATTTATACTGGAAAAAAGATAAATAGCGTTCTTGGGAAAAAGACGACGATATTCCATACAATATTGTTTGGTGTAATACGATTTACCACTACCAGAAGCGCCAGTAATATAAAGGATTTGACGCTCGGTTTCTGGATTTGGGATGGGTTGAAACTCGCCGTCATTTTCACCCAATTTCAGTTCGTCAAATGGTCGTATAGCGGTTTCTTTTTTATCAGTAACAAACAAAATAGGTGAAAACTTCTTGTCTTTTGCCTTGCTATTTTTAATAATAGAAATCGGTTGTCCTTGATTTTCAAAGTTCATATTTAATATAGCAAGACATTTTTATTTTTTGAAATAAAATCTAATGTCTTCTTGTCTAAAACTTCCTTTAAAATACTTTTAGATTTCTCTAAATAATCACGCATTTTTGTAGCGCTGGTTGCGGATTTCGCTAAACCCAAATATTTTACAGCGCTGGGCGCTTCATCGGTAGATGCGACCCTATCTAAAATAATTTTGATATTTCGCCTCAAATCATCGGTAGGTGGTTTTCTAAAAGTGTTCTCCATCAAAACCAATATCGTATCAATCTCGCTTACCAATTTATACAATAAACCAGCGACAGAATTAAAGAAGGTAAGTAGCGCTTTTAATTTGCCGAGATGTTTGTCTTCGCCGTCCATCAAATAATATGAAAAACAGCGCTTCAATCCTTTAAAATAATTGCGCTCTGCGTAAAAGTATTCGTCGTAAGAATGTTTGATGGAATTGAGAAGATGTTCTCTGGAAATATCGTGTGGGAAAAAATTAGCATCGTCGCCCAGTTTTATAAGGTAATTATCGCTGAACTCGGTAAATACCCCATCAATCAAAGCGATTACATCCAATTTCATCGTGGTCTTCATTAAAATACATTCTTGGAATAGGATTTTGCGCCCAGATGGTTCTATTTTGTATCCTTTCGCCATATCATTCTTGTCCCATCGCAAAGGTTCTCCGTCTTCACCCATTCCGCATTTAAAATCCACAATATAATAATTGGGGTCTTTTTCTGCCTCTTCAAACTTCTTCTGGAACAGCGCTGTTATTTTATCCAATAATTTTTCCTTACTCATCAAACCGCTTTCTTTGAATAATTCATTCAAATCGTAATCCGCATTATATTTGATGTTCTTTAATCCGCCAGAACCGATTACTTGATAAGAGCGTGAAATGGTAAGCAAATTGAAAACATCACGAACCTTTTTGCTAAACTCGTCTAATCGTTTTCTTTCAAATAGAGAAGTATGTTCTTGAACCATTTATATATACAGCGCTATATTATATATACAGCGCTACAAAATAAATAAAAAATTAAAAAACTTTTTATTTATTTTTTATTTTAGATTTTTTTACTTACCTTTTTGATTTATTTTTAGATTTAAATCGCCATTAACATCTTCACCAACTCATATTTATCCTTACCAGAAAACCCTTTGATGCCGTTTTGCTTACACCATTCTTTAAGTTCTTTGATGGATTTGCCTTCGTATTTGTATTTTCCGTCTTTGGTTTGCTTACCTTTCATTCCCAATATTTCAATCCCATTTTTGTTGTAGTAATTGGTAATATGGTTCGCTAATTTTGAAGGCGGTTCAAACCACAGAGAAGCAAATCTGGTTTGTTTATCTTTACCCTTGTAATATTTTCGGTCATACTCAATTGCGCCATCAACAATACGCAATCTGGTTTCGCCAAAAATATTCCCAATTATATAATATCCAGTATTCTTTGTTCCTATCCCACATCCACTCCATTCCGTAGAATAACAACATCCAAATCGGCGATTTTCTGGATATTTCAATTCGTAATGGGGTTTCCCATCATCTCCAATCCAATTGCGAATAACAAACAAGTTCTTATTTGCTCTAATCGCATTATCAAG